TTCAAGGTCTACATCGATCCATTCGTTGCCAACAATGTCAACTTCGTCACTGTTGGTTACAAGGGAACCTCACCATATGATGCAGGATTCTTCTACTGCCCATATGTTCCACTACAAATGGTCCGCGCTGTTGGTCAAGACACCTTCCAGCCAAAGATTGGTTTCAAGACTCGTTACGGTCTTGTCGCTAATCCATTCGCTGGTGGTCGTAGCACCACATTCTCAGGAGATAACGACGGTCTACAAGCAAGCACCAACGCTTACTACCGCCTCTTCGCAGTCAAGAATCTCCACGGCAACACCGTCTGATAGATTCTGACGATAACTAACCGAGAACCCAGGGTCGAAAGATCCTGGGTTTTCTTTTATAAATACTATTATGCCAAACAATAGTTCACAAGTCATAAAAGATGAAGTAACAGAGAATATACTTCGTGATCTTCCTGGTGATTTTCTTTTTGACAACGCACTTCAACCAGAAACTCATAATGTATTAACAAATAATAAATTTAGATTTGTCTTGACTCGTTGTCCAACGATGACATACTTTTGTCAAAGAGCAAATATTCCATCTTTAAGTTTTGGTACTTCAATACAGTCAAATCCAACAGGTATCAGTATTCGTAGACCAGGAACATCTTATGTCTACGAAGATTTACAAATTGGTTTTGCTGTAGACGAAAACATGAAAAATTGGATAGAGATTCACGATTGGATTCGCGATCTTGGCATTTCATATGACAGTGCAACTGAAGTTTTGAGAGAAGCACAGAAGGTATGCTCGGCATATGTTCTGATTTTAAATAGTCAATATAGACCAATTCTGACTGTTAAGTATAGAAATGTTTATCCAACATTTTTAAGTGGAATAGATTTTGATTCTTCCGTGACAGATAGTGAGACTGTAATAGCAACAGCAACTTTTGCATATACTCATTACGAAGTTGAAGTCTATACAAACGATCCTTGATACGGTATATTTTTATTATGAACATTGAACAAATAAAAGCACAAGCGGAACTTGATACAATTATTGACACAAACCATCTTGACGATGAAGCATCACGCATTCCACAGGTACACAACAAATACCTCTGCATGTTGATGGATGAGAAACTTCTTCTCGAAAAATACGAATCAACACTTAAAGTCCTGAAGAGAGACAAGTGGTTGTATTATTCTGGTAAAATGTCAGAAGACGAGTTGAAGAAGAAAGGTTGGGAACCTTTCGATCTAAACATACTCAAGCAAGATCTTGATCGATTCATCGATAGCGATATGGAAGTGATCACACTTTCCAACAAATTATTTTTACAAAAGGAAAAGGTAAATTACATCGAAGGTGTTGCAAAGATTATTTCAAACAAGATTTGGAATATTCGCTCATCGATTGAATGGGTTAAATTTACTCAAGGGTTATGATAAAAATTAAACATGTAGATTCTGTTTATATTCAAATTGAATGTGACAAAGGCATAGCAAAGGAACTTTCTTCCTTCTTCACATTCAGAGTTCCCAATTCAGAATACAATCCTGCCTTTCGTAAAAAAAGATGGGATGGTAAGATAAGACTGTACAATATTCTCACGAATAAGATATATGCTGGTCTGTTGCAATATGTTCTCACATTTGCAGCAGAACGCGGATATAAAGTAGCATACGAATCTGCGTTGAAGAAGGATACACCACCAACAGAATTTCCTACAGTCTATTCCAACGGCAAGGTGATTCAACCACACGACTACCAGATAGAATCAGTCAAACACGCCATTGAAAATCGTAGGACTCTTCTCATATCCCCAACGGGAAGTGGTAAGAGTCTTATCATATACTTGATTCTTCTTGAACTCTTGCAGAGAGTGAACAAGAAAATTCTCATAGTCGTTCCTACCACTGGATTGGTAACTCAATTGAATTCTGATTTTCAAGACTACGCAAATACAAAAACTATTTCAAAGCACATACATTTAGTCTATGGTGGTCAGGAAAAGGAAACTGATTCAAGAGTTGTCATCTCAACATGGCAAAGTCTTTACAATCAACCAGAACAATATTTTGAACAATTCGATGCAATCATCGGAGACGAATCACATCTATTCAAGGCAAAGTCATTGGTAAAAATAATGACCAAGTTGAAGAACTGTGATTATAGAATTGGAACAACTGGTACACTTGATGGCACGCAAGTTCATCGTCTTGTGCTCGAAGGATTGTTTGGCACTGTGCATCAAGTGACATCGACAAAAGAATTAATAGATAAAGAAGTACTTGCGCAGTTGAACATTGAGTGCTTAATTCTTAGATATTCCGACAAGGATATACATGAAATAAAGAGAGCAAAATATGCTGATGAGATTGAATGGTTGGTTCTCAATGATAAACGAAACCGTTTTATTACCAATCTTGCAAATAGTATTCCTGGCAATGTGCTTGTTCTTTTCAATTTTGTTGATAAGCATGGAATACCTCTCCATCAAAATATTTCAAAGGCGGGTAAGAAACAGTCGTATCTTATCTGCGGAAAGACAGATATCGAAGACAGGGAACAGATACGAAAAATTGTAGATAAGAGCGATAACAGTGTATTGGTTGCATCGTATGGTACATGCAGCACAGGAATAAATATCAAGAACATACATGCAATTATATTTGCATCTCCATCTAAGTCGGTGGTTCGTGTTCTACAGTCCATAGGTCGTGGGTTGAGAAAATCCGATACAAAGGATAAAGTGACTGTGTTTGATTTGGGTGACGATCTGAGTCACCTCAAGTATCGCAATCATGCCCTGAGACACCTGGATGAGAGAACTAACATATATACTAATGAAGAGTTTACATTCAAGAAGACTAAGATCAAATTAGGAGATACGAATGAATTTAAAGATTCTCAAACTTAGAAGTGGTGAAGAGATCGCGTGTCAGGTTCTTGAGGAAAATGAAAACGATGTGAAGGTGTATCAACCAATGTTGTTCAAGACAACCTCTTCGGTTGATGTCAAGGGAAGAATCGTTGATGTAACTACTCTTCATGATTGGTTAGTAAACACAGATGATAAAAATGTGAACATACCAGTCAATCACATTGCTTTTACAAGCATTCCAAATAAAGATACAACAAAACTTTACATAATGGAAAGTGAAAAAGAGTTCAACCCAAAGAACTTTGTCACTGAAGTCCAGGAAGAAAACATTGATTCAATTGGTCTAAGTCCAGAAGGATTGAACTTTACAGATCTGATCGATGATCTTCTGTCAAATACCTCTGATCTCATGAAGTCTATCGAAAGACAAGAAAGACCACCATCAAGAAGATCAAAGAAAAAGAAGAAAGATAACAAGACTTATCTTCCTCCTGATATGACTGATGAAAATGAATTAGATCGTCACATGATCATGATGCAATTATACATTCCAGCAGAGAGCATCATGAATTTAATCACAGCAGGTTTAATTGAACCTCAAGTGCTTCTCAATATAATTGACGAGGTTAAGAAGCGTAACAGATTCACTGGTGATGAGAAGAACCGTAAGGACTTCGGTAATAACTTCTCTGATTGGAATCCTGATCCAAATTCAGGTGATTACTAATAGTTAGCTACTAGTAGAACTTCTCTTTCTTTCCCACACAAAGATTATACACATGTCTTCCGAACCTTGTCAAGCCCCATATAAGAATTTTATAAGAAATCTTATAAACTACTTGAAGGTTCAAATAAACATGCTATACTTGTCGCATACTGAGGATGAGCATGAATCAAGAAGATGAAAAAGAAATCGAAGACGAAGTAAAAACATTAAAGCATTATATCAATAATGTTAAATTCTGTGCTGCTATGACAGAGTGGAAGAAGTTGGTGAAGGAAGCGGAGGAGTGTGGAGATAAAAGACCACCCGTTACTTCATACATTGCAGAATCTTTTCTTAAGATTGCAGAGCATCTTTCACACAGACCAAATTTTATCAACTACCCATTCAAAGAGGATATGATCGGTGATGGCATAGAGAATTGTCTTCTATATGCTCATAATTTTGATCCAGATAAATCATCCAATCCTTTTTCTTATTTTACTCAGATAATTTACTACGCATTTTTGCGTCGAATAGAAAAAGAAAAGAAACAGGCATTTATAAAATACAAATGTCTTCAGATGAAGGATATGGATGGAAAGTTTGTAGAATGGATGAAGAAAGAATCTGATACTGGAACATATTCAGATTTTCTTCAAAAGCATTTCTCTCTATCGGAAACTGATGTTGAGAAATTAGAACCAAAGGAAAAAAAGAAAAGGAAGAAAAGGAAGCGAAAGTGAAAATAGCATTTATATCCGATACCCATTTCGGAATTCGTAATGATTCACCATTCTTTTTAGACAACGCACTCAGTTTTTTTGAAAATCAATTCTTTCCTTATTTGAAGGAAAACAAGATCCTTGACATTGTTCACCTTGGCGACTTTTTCGACCGAAGAAAGTATGTAAACTTCAACACACTTTCTTCGGTTCGAAAGAGGTTTTTGAATACTTTACAGGAGAACAATCACAGTCTACACATAACTGTTGGAAACCACGACACCTATTTTAGAAACACAAATGAATTAAATTCCATAAAGGAACTTCTTTGTGACAAATATGATTCGATAAAATTATACGAACGCCCATCAGTTATAAAGTTCGATGATTTTTGTTTTGGGATCATTCCCTGGGTTACCAAGGAAAATGAAGCAGAAGTCATAGATTTTATTTCATCTTGTCCATGTCGAATGATTGGTGGACATTTTGAAATCATGGGATTTGAAGTAATCAATGGTGTGAAACATTCTCACGGATTTCTATCCAGTATGTTTTCACGCTTCGATAAAGTCCTATCTGGACATTTTCACATTAAGCAATCGCAGGGAAACATCTATTATCTTGGTACTCAATACCAGATGACATTTTCAGATGTAAATACAGTCAAGGGATTCCATGTATACGATACGGAAACCGATGTACTTGAATTTATTCCAAACACAAATAACATATTTCACCTTTTCACATACGATGATTCCAATACAGATGAAGTCAAGAGAATTGCAAAGTTTGTAAAGGAAACAAATCTTAAGAATGGTTTCATTCGTGTTACCGTAAGAAGCAAAGCAAAACAAGAAATATTTGATCGATTTATCGATGCTCTCTGGGAAAAAGGAATACAGGATTTGTCGGTCGTTGAAGATCCTTTGGAGAAGTCATCAAATGTCGAGTTCAGCGAGTCAGAGGATACAATGAGTATCATCGGCAGAGAGATCGATGCTATAGAGCGTGATATTGACAAGGCGAAGTTAAAGACAATCATCAAAGATCTTTACATGGAAAGTCTATCATTATGATTAAATTTGAAAAAGTTAGATTCAAGAACTTTGGATCTTTCGGTAATAATATGACCGAAATAGATCTGGAGAAAAATAGCACTACTCTTATCTGCGGAAACAATGGAAGTGGCAAGTCTTTTGCGTTTCTTGATTCAATTACATTTGCATTATTCGGTAAACCATTTCGCAAAATCAATATTCCTCAACTTGTAAATTCTGTAAACGAAAAAGCATGTCTTGTTGAAATAGAGTTCAGCAAGGGTTCTGATAAATTCATGGTAAGACGGGGAATCAATCCTCGTATATTTGAAATCTACAA